GAACAAATGGATATTCAGCAAGATACAAGGATCGAGGTTGTATTTGTTGAAGGCAAAACTATTTTATAGTGCGCATAGAATTACCAAATCCGCATATAAACCAAAAGAAGATATTAGAATGCGATAGCCGTTTTATTGTGGTAATGTGCGGAAGGCGTTTTGGGAAATCAGAACTATCACAAATAATGGGCATAAAGGCAGCAATCACAGGTGGGCAAGTTGCATACATAACACCTACTTATAAATTGGCAAAGGCATTTTTTGAAAGGCTTACGGCTGCTATCCCATTTAAAAACAATATCAGCAACCTAAAAATATATTGCCCTAATAACGGATCGATTGAATTTTACACGGGGGAACGATTAGATAATTTAAGAGGGCGCAAGTTTCATTTAGTAATCATAGACGAGGCGGCATTTATCCCTGACTTAGAATCAGGATGGCAGAATAGCATACGCCCAACGTTAACCGATTATCAAGGCAAGGCGGTTTCTTATCCACGCCCAAAGGCAAGAACTTCTTTTATTCTATGTTTATGAAACAGGGCGAAGCTGATTGGCAGTCTTTTAAATTCAGCACCTACGATAATCCATATATAAATACAAGGGAAATAGACGAGGCGCGATTGCAGTTGCCAGAGGTTGTATTTGAGCAGGAATATCTTGCTAACCCTGCCGAGAATAGCGCAAATCCATTCGGTAATACCTTTATTCAAAGATGCATTAAACCAATATCAGCGCAGCAAATAGTGGCTTATGGGATTGACCTTGCTAAATCAGTTGACTTTACAGTTATAATAGGGCTTGACAATGGCGGTAACGTGGCTTATTTTGACCGCTTTCAAATGGATTGGCATAATACTAAGGCAAACATTAAAAGGCTCCCTATTGCGCCTATTTTAGCGGATAGCACGGGCGTTGGCGATCCTATCCTTGAGGATTTAATAAGGGAGGGGGTAAACATAGAAGGCTTAAAGTTTACAAGTCAATCAAAGCAGCAATTAATGGAGGGCTTGGCGCAGGCAATCCAACAGAATAAAATAGGCTATCCGCAAGGGGTTATCGTTGATGAATTGGATATATTTGAATATCAGTTCACGGCTAATGGGGTAAGATACTCTGCGCCTTCGGGATTCCACGACGATTGCGTTATGGCATTGGCTTTAGCCTGGCAGAATTTTAACTATAAAAGGGGATCAGGGCGTTACGCCTTTGCTTAATTACCGCTTATCCTTTATATTTACCGCTTATCATATTTTTAAATAAATATTTATAAGATGTATATAATATGTATAAAAGGTGTATATTTGTATAACAAAACCAAAAACAAACCAATATGAACAGATTAAAAACCTTACAGGAAAAAAGAAACGAGCAATACAAAGCGGAAAGCCTAAGCGGAAAATGGTTCTGGTATATTATGGGCGGTGCTTTATTATTAACGGCTTTAATTGAAAACTTATAACTATGCCTTATTCAACTTGCTGTGGAGCGCATACCAACTTTGATGAGATTGATATTTGTCCTGAATGCTTAGAACATTGCGATTGGGAGGACGAGGATGAAATAGAAAAGGATAAAGAAACAGAAAACCAAATTGATCAAGCTAAAATAGATAAGTATGATAAAGAATAATTATTTAATGGGGCAAGAATATATGATTCGCCTTGAAAATGAGTTACTTATAGAAAGGATTGCAAAGATTGAAAAGGAATTAGGCATCAAGGAAAAAGAAAACAAAGATTTAAGGATTCAATTAAAAATGATTAATTTAGCTATGGCAGACGTTTCTTAAAACTTATACTATGATAACTAACTTTGAGGAAATCACAAAGGAATTAACAGAGGACGAAAAGAAACTTGTGCCTATAATCATTAAGGGCTTAAGTACAAAGACCAAAGACAATCCTATCAAGGCTGCGGATATTGTTAATGCAATAAACGAAAATAAAGACAGGTATGGGATTAAGCTATTTAGTGAGCCAAGATTAAGGAAGATAATTAACTTCATAAGATCAGAAGGCATCCTTCCTGTAATGGGTACATCAAACGGCTACTATTGCACAAAGGATCGGGCAGAGTTACAAAGCCAAATTGAAAGCCTTACACAAAGGGCAGAGGCAATAATGACAAGCGCAAACGGACTAAAAAAATTTATATTATGAAACAATTAATTGACCTTCGGGATTGGGTGGATCAGCAATGCAAGACAGGGCAGCCCTTTACTTGCGCAGATGTACTTAATAAGATTGATGAAATCTTAGAATCGATTGAGGATATTCAAGAACTTTTAGTAACTTCGGCTTATGAAATGGAATAACATTAGCGTTTGGCAATATCAGAATATTGTAAAAACACTTGCAAATAAACAAGACGACGAAATAGAAAAGTCGTTTAAACTTATAGGCATAGTTTACAATATGACTGAAAACCAAGTCGATAGCTTAACGCAAGCAGAGTACAAGGCAAAGCTAAAGGAGTGCGATTTTTTAAATAGTATGCCAGAGGGTAAGCCTGTAAAAGTCATAAAGGTAAACGGCAAAAGATACCGATTGATTTATGATGTTACAAGGATGCCATTCGGAAGGTATGTAGAAAGTAAAGCATTCGTAGGGGATATATACGGCAACCTTCATAAGTTAGGTGCTACAATGGTAATGCCACAGAAAAGAAATTGGCTTGGGTTATGGGTTGATGACAAGTACAACGCAGCCAAACATGAAGATTATGCAGATGATATTTTACAAGCTAATTTTCAGGACGTATATTTTTCGTTGGTTTTTTTTTATCAAGTATTCAGAAATTGGATCGAAGTTACAAG